CTATGGTTCCTGTGTTCGCTTCCCGACCATCCTGTCGCCCTCGATGAAGCGATCCATGCGCTCGTGCAGCGTCGAGACGCTGCCTTTGAGGTCGCGCACGCCGGTCATCACCTCGTCGCGGAATTCGCGAAGGCCGACCTTGGTGATGTAGGTCTCCGCAACGTGTAGCTTGTGGGCGGCAAGCTGCTCGGTCAGCAAGGAGATCGAGGCCATCGCCGTGTCGGCGCGGACGTGCGCGTCGCGCGCATCCTTTTTGACCTCGTCGCGCGCCGACTTGATCGCGGCCTCGATGCGCCACCAAAGCCCGCCAACGGCGCCGATGACAGTGATCAGGAACACAACGTTTGAATTGAAGTCCGTCATCTGCATTATCCGATGCCCGCTATTTCAGTTCGCTGCGACGCGCGGCGCTGGCCCTGGTGTGACGGTCGCATTCCGCCGGCGTGTAGAGGCCGATCGCGCAGCTTGGCGCCATCGTCCTGTCGATCTTGTTCTGATCGGCGATCGTCTTGCCCTGTGCTCCGGCGAGGCTGCTACCGATGGCCGAGCGCAGCGCCGGCGCACCGCTGACGGCGGAAGTCGTACACGCCGCCAGCGTCGAGGCAGTCGTCAAAAGACATGCGAGCATCAATGCCGGTTCTGATCGCATCCTGGTTTTCCTTTTCGATCTTGGCGCGGACCTCTTCGGCGCCGCGGTGCTTGACGACTTCGTAGACGGTGAAAGCGGCGCCCGAGACGAGCGCCGCAATGGTCGCCCAGGCGATAGCGCCGGCCACTAGGCGCGAGACGCCGAGGCGCCCGACAAGCAGGGTGATCAGGAGGGTCAAACCAGGCACCAGATGAGGAAGCCGGCAATAGCAGCCAGGCTTACGGCAGCGGCCGTGCGCAGGGCGCGAGAAAGGATCACGGCAAAGACGGAAGCGAGGTTTTCCATCACGTCGCCTCCGCCCCGAGAGCCGTGGCGAGCCGCTTCGCCTTGCGGTTCGCACACCAGCGCCAGGCGAGACCGCCGATTGCGAGCAGCGTGCTTGCGATTGCCAGGACGACGACGACCTTGCCGATCCATTCGCTGGTATAGGAGAACGGCGAAAGCTGGTTCTGCAGATCGTAGAGGTAGCCGGAAAGGCCAAGCCCGCTGGCACCGGCGCCGGTGGCCGCATCGGCCGGTGCGGTCGATGGGGCGATCTTGGCGTCCTCGATAAAGGCTTTCGCCTGGCCGCCGCCGACGAAGCTCGCAATCTCCGGCGTGAGGCCGGTCGCCCAGGACTGGCCGATCGAGCGAACCTCCGCGACGCGAGAAGACCAGCCGCGACCGAACACCGGCCACGTGTTCAGGTGCTGAAGAAAGATCAGGCGCTGATCGCAGATCCGATCGATCAGGGCATCGTGGTCGTTGCAGGCCTGGACGGCCGCGATGGTGCCCACCCCCATCACGCCGTCGAGCCGGCCCTTGTAGAGCGGCCCGAGCGCGCGTTGCAGCCAGATGATCGACTGCTTCGGGCCGGAGTTCACCGCGCCGTCGAACACGACATAGTCGACCCCGGACGGCAATAGATCGCCCTTCACCGCGTCCCAGTATTGACGATCGTAGATCTCGAAGAGTTCCTGGCCGGTGATGCGCTTCACCGACCGAAGCGCCAGCCCCTTGCTCTTGCGATAGGCGTCGTAGACACGCTGGGTCACACCCTTCATCGTGGCGCCGCCCGGATCGGCCGGGTGGTTGCTGTAGCCGCCCTCGTGCGCGAGCACGCGGGCGAGCGATTCCTGCTCGCGAGATCCGGTCATGACTTTTCCTGAGGGTTGGGAACTTTCCTGCCCGTCGGCGATTGAGGGGCTCGGCGGCAGGGGGATTGCGGGATGGAATGTTTCAGGAAGCTCGAAACGCTGATCGACGCCGGCGGCGCCAACGCCGCGGGAGAAGCGCGCGCGCTTCTCGCTGATCTCAAGGCCAAGTCGCAGGTACTGGCCGAGGCCGTCGACGAATTCCTGCTCGATATGATGACGCTCGATTTCCTGCTCGAAGCCGAGCGAGAGGCATTTCAAGACTCGGCACGCCGACTGGCGCATCGGCGGCTGACGATGGTCAAGTTGCTCTCGGCCTAGCGGCTGTCCGTCCCGGCCGAGCCCTGCGGGTTGCCTAGCGAGATCTGCGTGGTGTAGCCGCTGCCGCGGTCGAGCGTGTCGGTGATCGAGGCGATGGTGTAGCTGCCGTCGACACCGGCCCGCAGGTCTATGATTGCCGTGCCTTCCGGCTCGGCCGTCGGCTCGCCCTCAATCGTCACCGAGCCGGAGCCCTTGTTGCGCGCGCCGTCGACACGATCGGAATCGGCGCGGGTCTTCGCCGAGGCCTCGTCCGGCTCCATGAAGCGCAGCACGTCTTCCGGCTCGACATCGTCGCCAGTCTCGACCTCTTCGATGACCTGCTTGGCGCGCTTGATGTCGTACCAGCGGCCCTTCTTCTTCTTGAAGCGCGGCCGGTCGGTCACGGGCGTCAGGCCGCTCGCCGATATCACCATGCCTCGGGTGATGACGATGGTCGGCAGAGGCTGGCCGGTCGCCGATACACCGGCGTTGCGCGGGACGAACCCCGCCTGCGTGCCCTTGATGGCGAACGTCGCGCCGTGCTCGCGCGCCAACCGGTCGGCGAAGGCGAAGAAGCTCTCATTGTCCTGCGCCTCATATTCCAGCTGCCGGCCGGCAAGCGAGGAATGCACCTTGATCGACAGACCGGCGTCGCCGGCAGCATCCTGGAGCACCCGTCCGAGCGTTGTCCTTTCCCAATGGCGGTCGGTCGGCTGCTTGACCTTGCCTTTGAGGCTGGCCGAGCGCGCAGTGACCGTCAGCACGCTGCCGGAGCCGCGATCAAGAGACCAGTCGCAGGTATCGACCTCGCCATCGAAGCGGCGCATCGCGCCGCCTTCCCAGCCGAGCTCGATCGAAACCGGCGTACCGGTCTTCGGAAACCGCACCGTCGCATCATGATCGTCGAGCATGAATGTCGCCGATTGCGTTGCCTCGGTGCCGTTCTTGGTGATCGAAAGCGAGATCAGCAGCGGCACGAAACGGGAGGTGACATCCTGCCCACCGACCACGACGCGGAAATGACCTTTTCTCATTTTGCCTCACGCGCCGCAGGCGCTCCGGCGGGGCGCGGCATAGGCCGCGACGCCCGGTCGGGCTTGCGGGCTTTTTGCCCGCTGTCATTCGAAGAGATCGATCACTGGCCTGGAAGCCGCGCCTTCGGCTGCCATTTCCGGCGGCGTCATCACGGTCACGATTCGACCCACGGGGAGATATGGACCGGACCGGGCGAGATCCTGGTTTAGGGCGAAGGTCTTCGCCACCATGCCGGCGAAGACCATGCGATAGTGGCGTGCCAGCAACGTCGACAGACTGGTGCCCTCCGTCTTGACGGTGACTGTCTCTGTCATGACGATATCTTCCAAGATTGGTAGTTGCTCTAGTTCTTGGCTACTGGCGGCTGCTCATTGAGCAACGTAGCCAGAGCGGTTATGACCTGCGGCATGAAAAAAGGCTTAGCAATCATAATGCTGTTGGGAACGCCTTCTGCAGGCCAGTGGATGGCGCTGTCACCGCTCACATAAATTACTGGCATGGTTGGACTGGCTTCGCGAACGAGTCGCGCCAAATCCCACCCCGATTTGCCCGGTCCCAGCCGAATATCGGTGATGAGCGCCTTGAATTTTTCGGGCTTGGCATCGAAGGCGCTGAGAGCTTCTTCAGCATTCCTGCTGCTAAGCACGGTGAAGCCCGCTTCCTCCAATGCGGTTTCGATTTCCAAGAGGATGAGAGGTTCGTCCTCAACGACCAGAATCGTGCCGCCGCCCATAAGGTCCCTTCCCTCATTTGGTCTACTACGCTCTCGACAGCGGTTCGGTTCCAAGGAAAGTAATCGTTTTCGCGTGCCTTTAGCCGAGCAGCGAAAACAGCGATGCGAAGAAATCGCTCGCCGCCGGCGCCGCCGATTTCTGCATCTTGACGGTGATGTCGACGACCTGGCCGACGCCGTCGCGATCGAGGAATGCGTGCTCGTCGCTGATCGACTGGACGACATAGAAGCCGAACACGCTGCCGTCGCCAAGCGTGACCAGTTGGGGCGTGCCGGTGAGCTGCGCATTGCGCAGGATGTTCAAGGTACCAAGGCCGCCGAGCTTCGAGGGGATCAGGCGGCCGGAAACGGTGAACGTCTCCGACCCCACGCCGACATCTTCGAGAGGTGGCATCGCGCCGACCACCGGCTTCTCGGCATAGTCGTGCGTCGTCTCACGCGCATGCCTGTCGATGTTGAAGGCGAGATCGCATTCGACCAGCCCGATCTTCATCAGCATCAGCGCGACCCTCCGAAGTCGATCGCTTGCCCGCGCGTGGCGGACTGCACCTGCTGGCCGGTGGTCCTGCCACCGAGCGACCCAACGGGCCGCATCAGGTCCGCCTTGGCGGAAGAGAGTAAGCCGCTGACGCCGGCGATGAAGGCCGCGGCCGCGCTCTTGCCGAAGGCCGACCCGGCCCCGGCGACGCCGGAGCTGAACGTTTGCGCGGCGTTCTGGCCGGCTTGCATGCCGCCTTCGGCGATTTTGGCGCCGGCATTCGCGCCGCCGGACTGCAGCCGGCGCTCGAATTCATCGGCGTCGAAGCCGGCAACGTTCGGGCCGATGCCTGGGTTGCCCGGAGACGGCGGCACATAGGCCTGGCCGCCCTTGGCTGGCGCATGCCGCCCCTGGGCGTAAATCTGGTACTGCCGCTCGGCAGGGGTCATCTCTGCCCAGTTCCTCGGACGTGGCGTGGGGATCGGCGTGCTCGAGCCCGGCATGCCGGTGTTCGGCTCGCGCGTCTGGCGATCTTCGAGGATCTTCGTCTGCAGCGCATCGAAGACACTCTTGATCTCGCCGCGGCCGAGCTGCGCCAGCGCATCGCGGAACGCCTTCTCGGCCGGTGCGCCGGTGAAGCGATCGAAGAACCCAAGCTCGGGATGCTGCTTGTTGTAGCGATCCTTGAACTCGCCCATATAGGCCAGCGGATCGCGGCCGCTTGCCCGCAGCGTCTCAGAGCCCTTGTCGACGGCCATCATGTCGGACAGACGGCTGTTGACCTTTTCGAGGACCGGGTTGAGTGCCCTGCCGGAGAGGTCGCCAAGCACCCTCCCCGTTTCCTGAATGTTGTTGATCAGCTGCTGCCAGTTGCCTTCGGCATCGCCGGTGATCTGGGCAAAATCCTTCGCGACGGTGCCGGCCGAGCTGCCGAGCGCGTCGAGGTGCTTCTGCAGCTCCGGCATTTGCGTCAGCAAAGCGCGCATGCCCTGCTGCATCTGGATGTCGGTGAAGATCAGGGGCAGCTTCGAGAGGTCGCCCTTGAGCGCCTTCTGCGTCTGCTCGACCAGCGTCTGGATGACGTCGCCGCCCTCCTTTCTGGTGCGGTCGAGTTCCTTGCGGATGTCGATATGATACTTCTTGAAGTTCTTGGCGACCTCGTTGCCATAAGCCTTCTGCAAGATATTCGAGAAATTGGTCGCGGCCTCCGCCGAGGATCCGGTGTGGTTGCGCACGATCTCCAGCATGGCCGCCAGGCGCTTGAGACCTTCGGTGCCCTTGTAGCCGAGCGCGGCGAAGGCGGGCGCGATGGCCGGCAGTTCCGCCGCCATGTCCTTCAACTCGAATTTGCCGGCCTTGCCCTCGAAGGCGAGGATGTCGAAGGCCTCCTGCATCCTCTCGGCGGTGATGCCGAGCGAGTTGGCCAGCGCATCGGCTGTGAGCGCGATGTCGGAGATCTCGGCGCCGGATGCCTGCGCGGTGCGGGCGACAGCCGGCAGGAATGCGAGGCCGTCCTCAAGCGACCGGCCGGAAGCAATAAGCGTCTCAAGCCCCTGCACGACATTGTCGAACGGCATCTTCGATTTATCGGCCAGCTCCTGCAGCACGGCGATCGTCGGCCTGATCGCGGTCGCCGGCTTGTCGGCATTGATGATGATGCGGCCGATCGTGCGCTCGAGCTGCGCGTAGTCGCGCGCCGTGCGGATCGCGACATAACCGGCAGCGGCGGTGGCAACGCCGGCTACCTTGCCGAAGGTCGCCCATTGCGCCAGCCGCTTCTGCCGTTCGGCATCTTGCGCCGCCAGCAGCCGCTCCTCGGCCACCTGCGTGCGCGTCAGGCGCGTGTTGTTGCGCGCCAGGTAGACATCGCGTTCGGCACGCTGCAGCGCGGTCAGGCTGGTCCGCGCCTTTGCCGCAGGGCCCGAAACGCGATCTAGCAGGCTGACGATCAGCTCCGCCGACATCCTCGTCATCAGGCATCATCCTTTGCAGCGGCGAAAACGAATTCCGGCACGACCTGGTGGAAGATTTCCATCAAGGCTTCCGCGTCATTCCAGGCGAGCTTCTTCAGAACCTCAGGCGGAAGATCGCAGAGTCGGGCGAGCAGCTCGCGATTGCTGATCTCGGCATTCGACCAGTCGTCGATATCCTCGAGCATGGCCGGCCGCATCCTGATTCTCGCGATCTTCTCGCCGCCGCGCTTTATGGCGCGGCGCAGCGTCAGATACCGGTAATCGGCATCGGACAGGTCGAGCGAGACCTCCCCTTCGACGGCGGCCTCTGCTGGCGCCTCGGCGGCCATGACGGGCGCTTCGTCGGCGCCCGTCATGAAGTCCTCTATCGCGTTCTTGGGCGCCATCATTCAATGCCCAGCAGCACGCGGGCCTTGGCCAGCTCATCGACGCCGAACTGGCGGCGACGGGTCGTGAAATAGTCCCAGTAGAACCATTCCTCGTTGTCGACCGAGAGCTCGTAGTGCGTCACCTCGCCGATCTGGTGATCATGGCCGAAAGCCGAGGCGCGGTCGAAGGCGTCGGGCGCGATGCGGCTGACGATGCCGCGGATGACCGTCTTCGCCTGGAAGGCGTCGCCGGTCTGCTTGTTCTTCAAGACGCCGTAGCCGGTGAAGTTCAGCGGCTGGTCGGTGCCGACGCCCACGGCGCGATAGCTCGACTTGGCGAAGCCGGCGAGCTTGAAGGTCGGCTGCAGCGCCTTGATGGCGTTCATGCCGAATTCGACCTCGCCGGGCGCGCCGCCGCCGAGATGGGCGACGGTCACCTGCTCCAGCGTCGGCAGACCAAGCGATTGGAGCTTGATGTGGTTCGAATCTTCCGGGTCCTGGTCGCCGACGAAGAGGTTGACCTGTTCCAGCAGCAGCAATTTCTCGGCCATGACTGGCGTTCCTTTTGAGAGGTTTCAGAGTGTACGGGCGAAGCCCGCAAAGCCCGATGGGCGTCGCGGCTCGTGCCGCGCCCCGCCGGAGCCGCAGGCGGCGAAGCCGCCGGTGCGCGGCGTGAGGCAGGTCAAGAAACGAGATTTTGGCGAGCCAAAAGCTCGTCGATCGTCGCCTGCAGGGCGGGCGCATAAGGCCGGCTCGTCATGGTCAGGCGACGGAACACCGGAGCCTCTTCGAACTGCGCGTCGATATAGATATGGCCGGCGCGCAGATCCTGAGCGTTGTTGAGCTGCGGGTCGAAGCGGCATTTGAAGCCGAGGATGTCGCCGTTGGCTTCCGCCTTGGCGAGGATATCGTGCACGGTGTTCACTACCGACTGGATGGTCTGGGTGGTCAGGTTGAACTTGCCCAGGAACTGCCGCAGCGTGCGCAGGCAGGTGAGCTCGATGAAGTCGCGGCCGCGCACCTTGTGATACTGCTGCCAGATCGTCTGGTCCGACAGGTTGTCGGTGCCGATATAAACAAAGCCGCCTTCGGCGATGGCGAAATCGTCGCCGCTGTCGCCGCGCACGATGATGCCGCCCTGTGCAGCAAGGATTTCCTGCCCTTCCGTCGACCCGTCGGTGAGCGAGAAGCGATAGTTCTGCTCGGGCCCGACGATGCCGTAGAGCGCCTGGTTGGCCCAGGAGCGGAACGGCCGCCCGTCATTCTCGTAGTCGCGGCGAACGGCGACACCGGCGATGCGGGGCGCGGCCGGCCTGGTGACGACGTCGCCGGAGGCGTCGAGGCGCTTGATGCCGGGCGTCACCGGGATCAGCCGGTCGGACGAAAGGGTCTCGCGCCACTGTGTGAAGGCGGCAAGGCCGTTCGGCCCATCGACGATCGCAACGGCGAGGATCTTGTTCAGCACCTCGGGCAGCGCCGCGCAGACGGCGTTGGCGAGTTCCTCGACTTCTGCCGTCGCGGTCGGCAGCACCTTGCCGGCGTCGACGCCGCCGCCGCTGAAGGAGACGTTGAGCGGCGCGGACAGATAGGCGCCCGGCGTGTCGATGACGAGCGAAGCCACCTTTTGAGCTTCCGGGCCGGTGCCCATGACGGCGTGCGCGGTCGGCAGCACCTTGTTCGGATCGGCGCCGCCGCCGGTGAACTCCACGGCCGGGGCGGCGGTCATGTTGGTGCCTTGCGTGGTCAGCGTCAGGCCGGTCAGCGCGCCGAACTGCTGGGTCGTGTAGCCGGGGGCCAGGATGAGACGCGGATAGACGCCGAGATCGGCGCCGGCATTGACGAAAGCGTTGATGCCGGTGCCGGCGACCGACGAGCCGACGATGTTGGCGATGGTGGCGGCGATGTCGGCGCCCTCGGCGACGCGGTTGACCACGAGCTGGGCGGCCACCTGGTAGGGGCCGAGCTGTGCATTGATGCCCTCAACGGCGTCGACGAACAGCGAATCGGGATCGCAGAGCGCCAGCCTGGTCGTGTCGTTCGAATTCAGCCGGACGGCGACACCGGCCGGGAATGCCGCGTCGAAAGCCGCCTGCAGAGCCGTCGGCGCCTTGGCGAAGGGCATGCAGATGCCAACGACGCTCATCAGCGCATTCGACGGCACGGCCGCCTCGTTGGCGTCACGGCGGATTGTGATCCCGAAGACGGGGTCGGTCATGACAGTCTCTCCTGTGGATGCGGGAAAAAGTGTTGGGAAGCAGGAGCGGTTGGACGCTCGGCCGTTTTCAGATAAGAACGAGCCATGTGGACGTGGCTCTTTGCAGCGCTGTTGGTGGCCGTGATCGGATGGAAGTTCGCCGCCAGATTTCTACGTCGTCGGCCTGTGGTAACGGCCGACGATTTGGCAAAGCTCCGCCTCTTGCCACGATATCCCAAGGCAAACGAGGACTGGGCAGTGTGGCGCCCTCTTCTCGACTCCGATCTTGCCCAGATTACTCAGGGCGAAGGCGACTTCGGTGAAAACTATGTTCTCGAGATCACCAAAGCCGGCGAGCGCGCCTTGAGATCGGCTAAAGCTTAGATGGCAAGGCCAGTTTTTACCGCAAAGCCATCAGGACCATGATCTGGCCGCTCCCAGTATTCAGCGGATTCGCTGTGATGCTGCGGTTAGTCTGTGCAGTCGCGAAGACATCAGAAGCGCCGCTGAGCACAGCAACGCTCTCCGGGCGAACGTCGAATTTCTCGGTCAAGTTAGTCCACGATATGCTGTCCGAGGTCGAACCATTGTAGGCGAGACCGCCGATCCACCCGCCAGCTTCGCAACTGATCGTCGCGTTCATAGGATCGCTTAGATTTACTGTGACCGCAGTGGGGGTCGTTGCGCTTTTCAGATTGAAGACCGGTGTGAGGCACGCCGCACCGCGGACCATCGTCGCGCTAGACGTTACGACGAGATTTCCGGTCGCGCCCCTCGGCGCAGAGAAGAAGGCCAAAGCCGTTGTCCCATTGAACTGCTTGTACAATTCGATACAGGGCTGGGCGCCGAGCGTGACAGAGATGATGTCGAACGACGAGGCCGATCGCGCCATCAGCCCAATGATCGGATAGGCATCGGCAGTCACGCCAGCGGTAAGCGTGGTAAAGGTAAAAGACGTGCTGTCTGCGGTTACAATTTCATTGAGGCTCGACCCTTGGGTCGCAGCGGCCACGACCGCTGCAGGACAAAAGCCGGGCATTGGAAATGTCATTGCAGGGCCTGCACATGGAGATGAGTTCCGGCCTGGCCCTTCGAAATGAAGAGACGGAACTTCGATCCACTGGTTGTGGTGAAGGCATCTCCGGTGACCTTCGTGAAGCCGGACACCGTGAGCACTCCCGCCGTGGCCCCATTGGTATAGTCGATGATAATCGAATACGAACCTGCGACGGTGGGTGCCGCCAAGGTGTGTGCGCCGTTGTTGGTAGCCGACCGGAAATTGCCGCCGGCCGGCGTAGGCGTGTATGTTCCTGACGATTTCGTTCCGTCCGGAACGTCTGTTCCGAGGTAACCTGCGGTCAAGGTCTTATCCGCGTCCGATTTCAGAGTGTTGGCGTCGAACGCCTGCACGTTGGTGCCTATCACAAGCCCGAGAAGGCTGCGCATTGCGGCATAGTCGGCGGCCGTAATCAGCGATCGGCCGTTGGCCGACGCGTTGGTGATGTCAGCGGCGGTGATGGCGAGCAGCGTTTTCATCGCCGCGTAGTTCGCTGCCTGGATAAGAGACCGGCCGTTGGCAGATGCGTCGGTGATATCGGTCGCCGCGATCGCGAGCGCGGCCTTCAGCGCGGCGGCCGTGATCACGCCCACAAGCCCGGCCACGGTAGAAACTTGGTCAGTGTTGTCGATCTTGTCCCAACCGATGCCATTGGAAACGATCCAGTCGCCAACTTGCCAATCCGTGATACCGCTGACAATTGTCGCGCCGGCCGTGGCGACCTTGTAATACTGGCCCTTGTTCGCAGCCGACGCCGCCGGGATGGTTGGCGTGTTGGTGTTCGCGTTCCAAGTTCCTTGATAGGAGAGCGAGCCGAAGATCGTCGACGGAAGCTGAGCTGCCGGAACCTTTCCGGTCCCGTCGAGAGCGGCATAGCCGTTCGCGTTGCCCTTTTCGGATGCGTCCTGCTTGCTGTCGAGAGCGGCCTGCAGCCCCGTCGTGTCTGCAATCGTGTGTTGATGCAACAGGAGCGCCCGGTTCGCGACTGAGACCAGGATCCCCGCAACATCGACGTCGATCGCAGAGAAGGCCGCGACCAGCCGAAGAACGTCATTCGCAAGCTCGTTGCTGCCGAAGGGAAGCTGGTACCCCCGGTTCGGCGTCGTGTTTTCTACTGGCATGGCGATCCTCGGCGAGGGTTACGGGGCGGAGATCGCCCGGAAGTCGTAGGCCATCGGCCGCGCCGCCGGCGTGCCGGTCAGCGTGATGCGGATGCGGCCGACGGGATTGGCGTTGAAGCCAATGACGCTGTATTTGCGCTCGACCCAGCCGGCATCCTGAAGCGGCGTCTGCGTCACCTGAGGAACCGCTGTCCAGACGTCGTTCGCGGCATCGGCGTGCATTACGATCGTCGCGCCGGTCGGGATCTTGGTCTTCAGATAGGACAGGATGTCGACGCCGGTGCCCATGTCGAAAGCGCGGGTGACATAGGTGCCGGACGTCTGCAGCTCGCCCTCGATCGCCAGGATGACCGGGAAGACGACAGCCGAGACCTTGGCCGAACCGGAGAGCACGGCGCGGACCTCGACATTGCCGGTGTAGAAGGACTGCAATTCCCAGGCCTGGCCCGGATTGAGCAGAGTGACCGAACCGTCATCGAGCTCGACCTCGAAGTGAAGTGCGGCAGCGGCGGTCGGCAGCTCGACCTCGGCTCGAATAAGCAGATCGCTCATGTCGGCGGCGGCGAAGGTGCCGACATTCACGGTCTTGGTCGTCGGCGCGAACTTGGCGGCGATCAACTGGAAGCAGATGTCCTCGTCCTGATGCGGCGTCCAGGTGACGGCATTCGACGACGACAACATGACGCCGACCGAATAAGGCTGCGCCGCGACTGGCTGCTGAAGGTCGGCGTCGAAGTCGCCGAGCTTGGCGGTCTTGATTGAATGATTGCCGTCGTTTGTCTTCACGACAAAGGCGTATTCGATGCCGCCGGCCAGCCAGATGGGGTAAGGGAAGCGGATTTCGGTCCAGTGCCCGATCACCGCGTCGTTCATGTCGTAGAACGCCTGGGCGATCACGTTGACGGTCGGGATGCCGTTGGCGACCTCGACCAGCTCGAGCACGATCGGGCTGTCCGGGTCGCCGACCAGGCAGACCTTGAGGTTGACGCCGGCGATGTGTCGGCCTTCGGTCAATGTGAAGGTCTGGGCCAGCGGGTCGGACCGGCTGCCGCCATTGCCGCCGCCACCGCCGCCGACACCTCCGGTCTCGCGCGGCGCTGTCACCGAGGTCTGCTGCACGGTCGTAGTGACGACGCGACGCAGCGTCTCGATGTCGATCGTGCCCTGCCCGACGAAGATGGCGGCAGCCTTCGAGCCGCCGGCGCCCTGCGCGACCAGTCCCTTTGAGCCCGCCGGCACATTGGCCGGGATGGTGAAGCTGCTGACGATCTGGCCGGAGCCGTCGGCGCCGAGGCCGCCAGGGTTGACGTCGATGCCGTCGAATTCGAGCTTGGTCAGGTTCTCGCCCGCACCGAAGCCTTTGATCGTGAACTGCAGCGGTATCTGGCGCAGATAGGCCAGCGTCTCCTCGCGGGTCGAGCTCTCGATGGTCTCCTTCTGCGTGGTCGTCGTGGTTGTCGTGGTGCGGCCGGCGGTCGACCTCGACGTGGTGATGACAACCGGCGACGACAGAGCCGCCGCGCTGTCGGAGGCCCATTCGGTGGCGCTCTCCGTCCAGTAGTCGACCGGCGGATTGATTGTCATCGACGCCGGCAGGGGCGTGAAATTCTGATAGGGATTGATCTTGGTGCAGCGAGTGGCCAGCGCCTGCTCGACCGCCACTTCTTCCGTCCAGCCGAGCAGCGTCACGCCCGCCAGGTTGATCGAATGGAAGCTGGGGTCGATCGCCAGCCGCAGCAGGCCGCCGAACACAGCCGCGGTCTGCGGCTCGCCCTCGTCACGGTAGCGATCGGAGGTGAAGGGATCGACGAAGACGCCGTTCTTCGAGATCGGCTCGCGGCTGTCGATGTCGCGTTGCAGGCGCTCGAGGGCGATCAGATCAAGCGCGTCGACCAGGCTGTTATACATCCGGTCGATCTTGGCCATGGTATAGGCGCGCACACCGATGTTGGTGACGTTCGGCGTGCCAGTCCAGATGTTCTCGACCAAAGCGAGCGGCAGCACGTCGGCGGGCACCGTCGGCGGCAGCGCGTTGGTGCGGCTCGAAACGCCCTTCAGGTAGACTGAATTGCCGTCGCTATCCAAGCCGAGCACGTCGACGCGCGGCAGCTTGAAGTCATAGTCGACCTGGATTTGCCCGCCATTGACGCCGCCGGCGACGGTGATGGTGGTTGCGGTGATATCCGTTGCCGAGACGATGCCTAGATAGCGGTATTTGACGGTGTAGCTCGACCCGGTCGCGGGCTCGGCGCCGCCGGCCGCCCAGGACACCAGGTCGCCGGCCTTGGTATAGTCGGCCGGCGTCGCATAGGTCGTCGCGCCCTGCTTCACTTCCAGGATCGCGGTGACGCCGGTGTTGGTGAGCGCGTCCGAGCCGTTCGGCGTGCCGCCGCGCACGACTGTCTCGGTGACTTCCTTCGGACCAGGACTTCGCGGATCGTGGCGATCGGCCCGTGATTGAGGGTGACGATCGTCGGGTTCGCGCCGAATGTATGCACCTCGGTCGGGATGCGGAACAGATCGAAGGTTTCCGTCTCGCGGTGGCGCAGCGCCGCATAGCGGGTCCGCTTCTGGCCCTTGATGTTGGCGACGCCCTCGGCGATCGAGAAGACCTGGTCCGTTCCATCCTTGCCAAGCGCGGAGACCGAGCAGCCCGAGACGATATAGTTGCCGTTGGCGTCGAAGTCGTAGATCGCGAGCTGCGCGTTGATGCCCGTCAGGTTCGGCGGCGGCGTCTGGTCTATCGCGACGCCATCCTTGAGCAGGTAGACCGAGTAGAGGTCGCCCACGCCGCCGTCACCGGAGAAGCCCCAGGCGAGCGCGTACACGACGCGCGCGGCGCCGGCTTCCCCCTCGGAGAGCGAGCCAGGCATCAGGCCCAGCAGAGCGGGCTCCTCCAGTTCGGTCACATAGGTTTTGAGCAGGCGCACCCCGATGTGCACGGCACCTGTCATCGGCACGTTTGTCAGCACCGCCGCCGGCGCGTCGAGAACGCGGCCCGCCACATAGAGCTTGCCGGCGATCAGCGTGACGGTTTGCGCCTCAACGTCGATGATGATGTCGGCGCCTTCGACGCGGTCGCCGTCGCGCGCGACCAGATTGCCGATCGAACGGATCTTCCGCTGAAGGATGGTCTGGGCCTCGACCATCTCGGCCGCCTGACCAATCTTGCCTTCACGGTTGAGCACGCTGTCCCACAGCGGAAACTGCGGTGCGCGGTCATAGGCGCCGGTCAGGTTCGACTCGTGCTCGTAAGCCATTTTGCCTCAGCTGATTTTCAAGAGCGCACGAAAGCGTTCGCGCGAGGTTTTGCCGAGAAGCGCCGGCGCGATATCGAAGCCGCCGACCATGGCGCCACCCGCGATTGCGGCGCCGGGCAGCCACCGGATACCGGCGGGGTGTGCGCCGACGGGCGCGCCGCCGAGCGTGACGCTCCAGGATTGGATGGTCTCGCCCTCGCCTTCGCCGAAATCCATCATGGCTTCGACATAAAGGTTCGGACCGGCGCCACTTGCCACGACCCAGCTTTGCCCGGCGGCATGGTAGTAGCCGCCGAAGGAAGCGCTGACCGGCCTATAGACTCGCGCCCTGCGGAAACCGATCGGCGAGCCGTCCTCACGATAGACGCCGATCCAGCACGACTTGGCGAGCAGCGCGGTGGCGATGATCTGCGCCCGGGACAGAGCGGCGTCCGAGACCCATTTCAGGCCGGGCGTGTTCCAGGGGAACGGTCCCCAGCCGATCGACCCGCCCTCGACCGGCTCGATCCAGGCGCCAAGCGCGGTCAGCTCGGCTTCCGTCAGATCGTGCTGGCCGGCATCGAAGGTGCGGCCGAAGGACCATTTGACGCCGCCGGCGTGGAGGAACACGCCGGAGTTGTCGCCCCAGATGCCGTCGCCCCACCTGGTGTAGGCCCAGTCGTGCTCGCGCACATTCTAGCCGTTCCAGGCGCGGTAGAACTCGGAGCGGACCGGGTCCGACAGGCGCACCACGGCCTCGATCGTGCCGAGATCGTCCTCGTTGTCGCGAAAACGGTCGAGCTCGAGCTCATAGAGGTGCCAGCGCGTGCGGCGCACCGGCGCCTCGTAGAAGGTCGAGAAGGCGTAGCCGACCCATGTCAGGCTTTCGGCCACACCCTGCGGCGTGCCTTTCACGCGTTGCCAGCGGAGACCGTATTCGATAACCGAGGCGAGATCGGGAAGATATTGCGTAATCGCGCCGAGCCCGTATTCCACGACGAGCCAGGGCAGGATCGAGGGCTGCACCGGCGCGAATTTGAAGCCGCGCAGCTCGTCGAAACCGGGCTCAAGCTCCGGCAGCCGGTCGAGCGATTCCGCGAGCGCGCGCTCGAAGGCCGTCGCGTTCTGCGGCAGCAGGTTCTGCCGTTCGCTCACCGGTCGCGGCCCTTGAAGGTGAGCGTCACCGTGCCAAGCTTCACCGCGGCGCCGTCATCCACCGTCGTGTCGGTCACCGGAACGGTCAGCGACACTCTCTGCACGCCCGGCGCCTGCAGCTTGGCTGTCAGCCAGGAGCGCGTGACGTTGAAGCCGAGACCGCCCTCCTCGGCCATCGCCTGCCGAAGCAGGGTTTCGAGACTGTCGAACACTGTGATCGGCGTCGTCGGCAGAAGCCAGATGTCGGCCGCCACATTGACCGTGGCGCTGGTGGCGGAAACCACGGTGACGCGGTCAGAAATGACGCGGACGCTGTTCTTCTGCACCTCGTTGTTCACGCCCGCCAGAAGCGCTGCGTCGGGCTCGCCGAAATTGTCGGTCGCAAGCACGGCGATGCGGATGTCCGGTCCGGTGCCGACGCGATAGACGGCGACATCCTTGACCCGGATGCTGGCCCGGAAGGCGGCGCTTTTGTACCAGTCTTCGGAGCCGGCTGTTGAGCGGCCGGAAATGGCGACCACAGTGCGGGCGCGCAGCCTGGCATCAGTTTCGCCGGTCAGGCGGATGACGTCATAGAACGCAGCCAGGTGATCGAGATCGGCGCCGGCCGCGAAGGCCAGCAGGTTGGCTTTGACCGCGTCGTTGATCGCCGCCCTGTAGAGCACCTCGCGAAAGGCGCCGACCTGCAGCTGGATGCTGCCGGGCTCTCCCTCGAGATCGATGATGCCGGTGACGTCTAGCCCGTAGCTGGTCGCCAGGTCGATGAAGACGGCCTTGATCGCGGCGAGAGCGTCGGCCTCCGACGTGACGGTGATCGCCTGCGGTGTCGGCAATCCCTCGAGCGTGGAAAGATCGAGCATCGCTACCCCGTTACGATCAGTTGGCCGCCGGCCTGACCGAGGCGCAGCGAGACGGTGCCGGCCGGCGTGAAGTCGCCGAGATGGGCGCGCGGCCGGTAAATGCCTTCGATGACCCAGGCGGAAGCGCCGGCGCGGTCGAGTGTCAGCGGCGAGATGCGCGTCGGCGTGAGGCGCGGCTCGAAAAGCAGGATCACGGCCGCGACCCACCACTGGAAGCGGATGACGGTCTGGACGTTGGCGAGCTCGCCGAGCAGCGCCGGGACCGGACTGCCGACATATTCACGCAAGACGCGCTCGAAATAGCGTGTCGTCAGCAGGATCTCGATCGCCTGGATGACGTTGTCCCAGCCGCTCTGCCGCAGCCCGGTCGAGCGGTCCATGCCGAATTGCGTCACTTGCGCTTCCCGCGTCTGCCCTTCGCCGGAGCGTCGGCCGATCCATCAGCCTTCGGCTGCGCCGGCTCGACGACATGGCCGCGCAGCCGCTCATAAGCCGCCTGCGACGGCGTCATTTCGACGGCGGTGCCGGCCACGCCAAGGTGCGGCGCGCGCTTGGTGACAACGAGTTTCATGGGGGCCTCCTAGTCGGCGGCGAATACTTTCGAGGAGCCCTCGACGATCGGCCAAAGGCCGGTCGAAGATCCCGACATGACATGGACGCGATCGCCGATGCGGGCGACCTTCTTGCCCTCGGCCGCGCCGAGGTCGACGCGGGATGCCGACAGTTCCGCGCGGTAGCCGCCGCCGTCGAACAGCATCGTCGCCCCGCCGAAGGTCGACAGGATCCGCGTCCCCGGATCGGACGACGGGGATGCGTTCTGGTCCGAATAGGTCATCGGCAGCGCGACCGCCTGGCGCATGTCGCCATGCGGCGCGACCAGCATCATCTGCTGGCCTTGCGTCGGCGGCCGCCAGGACTTTTCGGTGCCGGCGATCTCGCCCCACGGCCGCAGCGGCGACAGGAATTCGCGGCCATTGGCGTCCGACAGCAAGAGCTGCACGCGCTTGGCGTCGTGATCGACCTTCTTCACCGTGCCGAACCGCAGGTTGCCGGCGACCATGCGCTTTAGCGCGGCGATATCGGCCTGCAGGCCGAGGATGACCTTCACCAGTTCCGTGTCATGCATCAGGCGGACCCGCCGAGATCGGGATCGGGCAGGATATCGTCCGTCAGTTCGGTCTGCTCGCCGTTGATGACGGTGCCGACCTGGTCGAACCCGACGACTTCGCCGGCATCGGGCGGTGCGACGCCCAGCATGGCCGGCACCGCGGCCGTCGTCATCAGGGTCGACTGGATCTTCTGCCAACTCATCAGGTCGACGCCCTTGGCGAACTCGCCGCGCATGATGACGACCGCAGACTGGTAGTCCGCGACCGTCGCCAGCTTGGTCAGTGCCGCGTCAATGACGGGAGGCAGCTCGGCGCCCGGAGCGGGATCGCAGACCGGCTCGATCTCAATCTCGACCATGCGGATGGCGTGCTTGCGGCCGCCCTCCGGATCGACGCCGCGAGCGGCCTTCACCGGCCCGATCGCGGCGACAAGCGAGCGAAAGCATTCCGCGAAGGCATTGTTGGGATCGGACAGCACGCGCCGCCACTGCCGGTCGAGCATGTCGAGCGAGAATTCAAGACCGGCATCGGTCGGCGCGATCTCGATCTGGTTGACCGCCTGGCCGTCGGTCGTCTGATAGGTGACGCTCGAGGCAACGATGAGGTCGAGCGCGAAGGTCACGGTGCCGGAGGTGACGAAGAAGCCTTCGTTCTGGGCGGCATACTTGGTTTCGTCGATGCGCACCAGGATGACCGGCGCCTGCCGGTCGCTCATGATCGAAGACAACGCCTCGATCGAGGAATCGGTGACGCCGTCGGCGGCGATGGTGTTGCCGCGCAGCGCCTGGACGGCCAGCATGCGCAGCATGGCGTTGACCAGGCTCATCCGTTCTGTTCTTGGCTCGCCGCGGCTTCGCCGCTCGCTGCGGACGGCCGGGCAAACGTGCCCGACGCGCGGTTGCCGCCTTCGGCGGAGATCACGACGCCGCCTTCAGGTTCGACAGATAGAACACGATGACCTCGGGCAGGTCATCGACGACGCGCTCGATCGAATAGATCGGCTCGGCCGGGCGGCTGGTGACCTCGCACTGATCGCCGGCCTTCGGCAGCCAGGCCATGTGGGCGCGCGGGATCGAAACGGTGCACAGCCGGCCGGCGTAGCGGGTCGGGGCCATGCCGCGATCGCGGCCGCCGAGGAATTCAAGGTCCGGGTCGATGTCGAACCGGCCTTTCAGGTCGACCATGGCCGGGCGCGACGGATCGTCGGCCACCGACATCTCGCCACGCAGCTTGGCGCGGATGGTGATCAGGTCGCCCATGCGGGAGCGCGTCTCATGGACAAGGCGCGATCGGGCTGCACGAATATCCATGAAAGGCTCCGAAAAGGTGAGGCCTCAGGCCTGGCCGAGGTCCATCTGGCTGGCCTCGTCCGCCTTCACGAGGTCAACCTTGCTGGCTGGGCGCGCGGCACCCTTTGCGACAAGATCGTCGAGCTGCTTCTTGTCGACGTCGATGATTGATCCAGGCGCCTTCACCTCGATTTCTGCGCGCTTGATTGTCTTGCCTTCCAGGCTCTTCTCGCCCGGCGACTTGCACAGGTGAACGGTGCTCAAAGCAACGGCTTTGACCATGATGCTTTCTCCAATTGTGTTGAATTGCCGAGAAAAGATGTCGGACCGGGGCAATCAGCCGAGGACGGTCGCCTTCAGCGTCGCGTTCGGATTGACGGGCACCATCAGCGGCGCCGACTGGGTGAGGATCTGCTCGATCGCCACATCGCCTTCAGGGATGTAGTTGCGCGGGAAGATCGGCAGCGCCTCGAACTGCGCATGCACGTCGACGATCGTTCCGAAGCAGCGATAGCCCTGCACGTTCGGACCGGTCAGCACGACATCCTTGGGCGACATGAACGGAGTGACCGAGCCGTTGACGGTGTAGTAGTCCTTATAGACCCAGACTTCGATACCGCCACCGAGCGTGCCGCCATAGCGGACCTCGCCGGTGGTCATGAGGCCGGTCTTGATCGTCAGGTCGGCATTGCCGCGCCGGGTCAAGTCCATCTCGGCAAGGATCTCGCTGTCGCGTCGCATGACACCCCAGGCATCCGTGCCGACGGTGATGCGGTTCGGCGCGCCGCCGAATTCGGCCGAATGCATCGTGTCCGCCCAGCCCTGGATGTCGTCGAGGATGGACACCCCGGGATCGCCCCAGCGCGCGCCGGCGCCGAGCACCACGGTGTGTCCGGCGGCGCGACCGAAGTCGACCAGCCGCTGCGGCATGTCCTTGCCTTCAATGACGACCTTGCCGTCGATGACGGCCTTGGCGGCCATCCATTCCCAGAGCCTTTCGACCGCAACGCGATGGAACTGCAGGATGTCGGCTTTGACCGCATCGTAGCGCGCCGCGGGGCTCTGCGCATTGGGACCGAGCAAGGTGCCCGGGCGGCGGGTGAGAGCCCGCAGCGGCGACACCGGATCGCTGGCCTTGACATAACCCGGCTTGAAGCGCTCGACGCGCGCGCCTTCCTCGTAGATCGCCCGGCCCTGCGCCATCGGGGCGACGAAGGGCGCGAGCTTCCGCCCCGAACGCGGAATTTTCTCCAGGTCGATATATTCGTCGGTCGATGACATCTGGTGGGGGAAGAGAAGATCGAGCCAGTAGCTCGGCACGATGTCGAGTTCGCGGAACACACCGAGCAGGGTGTGCGTATCCCAAAGTTCGTAGTTGTCGAAATCCGCCATGGTCGTGGCCCTTGTGAAAGATGCGGCCGGGGCCGCGATTGGGTTGAGGGTTTGCGCCCTGCGCTCAGAGCCGCTTGCGGACGAGGATGTTGGTGGGCGCCGGCGCGCTCCGGAAAGCCGCCTCGCGCTTGTCATCCGTGTTGAACGAGACATCCCAATTGAGCGCATCCGGATTGAAATTGCCGGCCCGGTAGATCGCGACGCGCTGCGCGACATCGGTGTCGACCACCGGAGCAGTCGTGATGCCGAGCGGCGCCACACCGATCTGATCCGCCCCGCCGACGAGGGTGGTGTTCGAAAATGCGATGGCCGCGCCGGTCTCGGTGGTTGCGATCGCGTTGCCGGGCGCTCCTGCGGCCTTGGCGACGATACCGACGATGCCGGCGGCATCAGATTGAGCGCTGACATCGGGATGGGGCGTGGTGAGCGAGCCGTATGCGGAGCCGGCACCAGCTCCGCCGTTGATCGCCGCGATCAAATTGCTGGCGGTCTCCGCCGCCGTCGCACCGATCTTGACCTGACCGGCGACAGTGGTCGGCCCAGCCTTCAAGGTATAGACCGTCGCGCCGATGGTGATGGCGTCGTCAACTGCTCCGACACCGGAGAACACCAGTCGGCCGGTCGCCTTGCTGCCGGGCACATGGACAAAAGTCGCCATGGCCAGGGTGTCCGTGGCCGCGAGGCCGACAACCGAGAAAGCCGGCAGCGCTACATCCCCTGCCACGGGAAAGTCCTCGGTGACAGGGTGCGGTATGGCCGAATTGAAGATTTCGGCGGAGGTGAACGTCTCGGATACTTCACGTGCCGCCATGCTCGGCTGCGCAAAGGGAATGCTGGTCATGATCGACCCTTTCAGGTGAGTAGTTGCGGTTGGATGGTGCGAGGCATCAGCCCTGCCTGGCCGGTGCCCCCGTCGAGGCGCGGTAATTGGCCAGGATCCGGTTGGCCGCTTCCTGCGATGCCGCCGCGGACTTTCCAGCGCCGGGCTGCGCGAGGCCGGCCGCGGCAAGGCGCGATTTCTCATAGACCTCGGCGCCTGCGTCTACCGGCTTGAACGCCGCGACGTTGGCGACGACGAACGCGGCGACATCTTCACCGGTCATGGCAGGCGACTTGGTCGCCAGGTCGAGCGCCGCCGCCATGCGACCGCCGTCTCCTTTTACGCTCTCGGCGCCAAGGGCCGTCGTCAGGCGCTTGTTCTCATGCGCCACGCCGGTGGCATGACCTTTGGTCTCGGCAGCCGCAACGGCCGCGTCGTGATCGGCTTTCGGAATGCCGGCAAGTTCAATGGCGGCGGCCGCGCCGGTGGTCTCGCTCATGGATGTGCTCCCTTTCTGCGGGGTTGAGCGCCCGCCGTTCGGCGTGGAGGCGCGGGAAAGTTCGGCAAGTACGCTTTCGAACGAACCGACCCGGTCGGCGATACCGGCGTCGACCGCAGCCTTGCCAATGAACGTGCGCGCTTCCGTCTTGCGCGCCGCTGCCGCGGTGAGCCTGGTGCCCCGGCCTTTGGCCACCGTGCCGAGGAAGGCGCCGTAGAAGGCGTCAACTTCGGCCTGCAGGTCGTCGCGGACGGCGTCGGAAAGCGGCTCGAAAGGGTTGGCGTCGACCTTGTGGGCGCCGGCGTGGATGAGCGTCGGCGTGATGCCGTCGCGGTCCAGCTGCCGGCTGAAGTCGGCGTGCAGAAGAACGACGCCGATCGAGCCCGCTATGCCGGTTTCCGTGGTGACGATCTCGTTCGCGCCGGACGCGATGGCGTACATGGCCGAAGCCGCCATGCCGTTGACGACCGCGACGGTCCGCTTCCTTGCGGCAAGATCGCGCACGAGGGCCGCGGTTTCGAAGGCGCCCACGGCTTCGCCGCCTGGCGAATGCATGTCAAGAATGACAGACCTGACAGCCGGGTCGGCAGCTGCCGACTTCAGCTGGAAGCCGATCCCTTCGTAGGAGGTCAGACCGGAGCTGGCACCGACCCAGGCGCCGCGGTTGACCAGGGAGCCGGTGACCGTGATGATGCCAACCCCGTCGCCGGTGACGCGATAAGGCACGGCGCGACGGGCGCCGTTCTCGTCCTCGACGACCGATCCCCCCTCGAATCGCGAACTCTCGGGCGCATTGACGCCGAGCCTGCCGGCAAGGACGGAAAGCACCACCTCGGCCTTGTCACGCGTGATCAGCAGCGGCCGGTTCAGCACCCGGTCGGCGATATGGATCAGCGATGTCATGGAAGCTCCTAGCGGATGAACCGCATGGTCTTGGCGTAGCGCGAACGCTTTCCGTTCTTTGCCGAGCAGGCCGCCGCAAGGCGCAAAAGTTCGGCGTCGAGCGCCATGATGTCGGCGCCGGAAAAACGAAGCTGCTCCCGGGTCACCGGGGACTGGATGGAAAGTTCCTCGACATGCTCGCCGGCGAGCGCGCGCAGCTTGACCGCATAGAGCGCCTGATAGAGGGCGCAGGGGTCATCCTGGTCGACGGCAACGCCGTTGATGGTGACGAGGGCCGGCATCAGGCATCTTCCTTTTTCTTCGATGCCTTCTGGTCCTGGATGACGTCGTCCTTCGCGTCGCCCGGCCCCTGACCGAACGGCGACGGCATGCCCGCCTCGACATAGCGCTTGTGCCAGTAGAGCCGGCGCTCGAAGACCTCCTCCGCGTCGGCCCCGATCTCCGCGCATTCCATGTCAAGCGTCGAGGTCCCGTTGAGCAACCGTTCACTCGCCGCCTTGGCGCTCTTCTGGTCGTCGGCAGTGGCCTTGGCCGGGCCTTGCCACATTGCCCAAAGCACCCTGTCCCGGTTTGCGGAGAAAGCCGCGTAGCCACCCTTGAACGGCAGCCGGCCGGTGCCGATCAGCTCGTCCACCAGATGCTCGAAGCCGATCTGGCAGATCGGCGAAGCGATGCGATCGCGACGGCGGGTGACAACCGGGTGCAGGGACGCCCCTTCCATCCGGGTCGAGGAATAGGTCGCGCCCTCGTAGTTCATCGTGTAGCTGGCAACGCTGATGCCGATCGCGCGCGCCATGCCACGCTGCAGCTCGTTGGACACGGGCAGGAATTGCGGCCCCGGAATGCCGGTCGACATCAGGTCGAGTTTCTCTCCCGGCGCCAGATGCGAGATTTTCGGATCGCTGCCGACCGAGATTTCGCTTTCGGCCGCCTTGTCCATGACGGCAAGGAAATAGTCGCGGAACTGGGCGCGCAGCTCCTTGCCGTCCTGGCTCTCGCCGAGCGCTTCAAGAGCCTCGAAGGCCTCTGCCGAAGGCTTTTCGCTGGTCAGCACCTGGGCAAAGACGGTCTGCAGGATACCGGTCTGGATCGTCACGTCGACCAGCGTCTCCCATTGCAGGTATTCGCGAAAGGCCGCGACGAGCCGAGAAATGCCGCGCACGTCGTTGCCGTCCACCGGGTCGAACACATGAGCGACCATCTGGCGCCCTTGCGCGTCAAAGGCCCGATGGTCGCGCTTGACGACGATGCCGGTTTCTTTCTCGGCGAGACGGTAGGCGACAGGACGGCCGTTCGGATCGTGGATAACGCCCTGATACAGCCCCTCGAATTCACTGGTGTCCTGCACCAAAGCGGTAGGCGTCGTAAGGCACATCTTGGTGCCGGACGTGATGCCATAGCGGCGGCGATTGCCGGCGGACATATAGTCCATCAGCATCAGCGCCTCGCCAAAGACGACGTCATGGCGCAGAGCGATGTCCACCTTTTGCGGCACGATGAATTTGCCCTTGAGGTCGCATTCGCGCGCGTTCCACGCCCAGCGCTTCCACTCGGCCTTCAACAGCTTGATGAAATCGTCCGTCTCCTTCCTGTCGTAACCAAGCTTTGCCAGGTCCGGCATCGGATTGAGGATCAGCTCGACCCCGACGGTGTCCGCGATGACCTGGTCGACCGCACCTCTCAGGCGGCCGGAATTCTGGATGATGTCCATGGCAAGGCCGGCCGCGCGGCGCCAGGCGGTGCGGACCTGGTCGCGATGATCGCGCAGCGCGGTGCCGCGCGTCGATAGGATCCGGGAATGGCTGTCGCGCAGATACCCGGCATTTGCGGACGGACGAGGAGCGGACGCGCCTTCCCTGCCGAATATCCGCTCCAGCAACTTCATGCGCGCCTTTTCCATTTCTCGCGACGGGCTTGCGAGGCCTCGTCCGTCGTCGGTTCTGTCGGGTCCGTGGGCTCCTGCCTCGGGGCATGGCGCAGGCCGTGAAGCAGATCCGGCTCCGAAGCCGGTCTCAGCCGCTCGCGCAGCGCCGCCCAGTCGTCTGCCCTGTTGGTCGACAGCCCGAGCATTTCCGCCATCGCCATGGCGTAGACCTGCGCGTCGAGGCAGTGATTGTCCGGCCGCAGGCGTTTCCATTCCTCGTGGAACTTGCCGCGCACCACCTCGGCGACGAAGGCCTCCGCCGTGAGCTGCAGGAAATATTCCTTCGGCAGGAAGTCGCCGAAATGCACATAGCCCGGCGGATCGGCCGGCTCGCCGGAACGCAGGCCGGGCTTGTGCAGATTGGCGAACAGTTCCGACTTGAGGCCCCATGTGCCGACCGGCCATAGCATCGCGCTGCCGAAACGCTTGCGCTTGCCGCGCTTCGTGACCGACTTCTTGGCCGGGACGCTGATTGCCGGCACACCGCGCCCGCCGACACCCTTGACGGCATAGGCATTGGGGCGCCGCCGGCACCATTCGAGAACCTGGTTGGTGCGGCCGCCGTCGCCGCCGTCCACCGACATCGCCTCGATACGGCGCCAGCCGCCGAAAGCGTCGTCGAGCGGCTTGGCGAGGAACTCACCGAGCTTCGTCCAGGCGCCTTCGCCGGCGTTGTCCGTCGCGCCCTCGAAGAAGCGGACCCCCAGCACCCAGCACTGCCGGTCTTCGCCAAAGGCGACGACGACGGTCCAGATGCCATTGTGCTGCACGTCGGCGCCGGCGACGAGAATAAGCCCCTCGGCAGGGATCTCCATTTCCGCGAAGGGTTCGCGGCGCTCCATCAGCCGCTCGTATTCCGGCGCGTTGCCTTTCACCTTTGCGGGAAGGCCGTACACCAGATTGAAGATGCCCTTGTCGCCGAGACCGCCGGGCTTCGAGTGGTTGAGAATGTCCTCGGCGATCGCTTCGTAGCTCATCATCAGCGAGATGAAGGCATCGACATGGAACCCGGGGTGCCGGTCAGGACCGGTCAGGGTGGCGATGTAGCGGCCATTGCGGACGCCGATGACCCGCTCGGTTTCGCTGATGATGTGCCCGCAATGCGGGCAGACATAGAAGCTCTTGTGCGGATGCAGTCGATCGAGATGAAAGCCCTCGTGGGCTTGGACGAACTCTTCGCCACATTCAACGCAGGCAATGTTCCAGAAACGCTGGTCCGAGCGCTTGAAGGAACGGTCGATCCGGCAGTGCCCGGGCAGATCGCCGAGTTCGTCGCCGGTGTCGATCTCGGGGGTCGACAGCTCGAAGATCTTGAAGGCCTTTGTGCGCCGGAAGGCGGTAAAGCGACCGAAAAAGAGCGTTTCCGGATCGTCGCCGCTGACATGGGTCTGCCACTTGGAGACCTCGTCCTTGACGCCGTAGCGCGTGGTCTTGCCCGAGAGATCGGTCGCGACGTTGGCGTTGGCCAGCATCAGGGATCCGCCGGCGAACCGCTTCTCGTAGATGGTAGAGCCCGAGCCGGACCGGCTCACGGCCGGGAAGATCACCTGCTTGCCAGTCTTCGCCTGCCACGCCTCGATAAGCGGCTGCAGCTTCTGGCTGTTCATGTCCTGCAGGAAGTCGATCGACGGCAGGCCATAGATGGTGTTGTCCGGCGCCGTGTCGGCGATGTAGAGCGACCAGGCAAGGGCGAGGATCGAGACGCCGGTCTGTTGCGATTTGCGCACCGTCACCAGATTGCAGGGATGCTCGAGCGACAGGCAGTCGGCGATCTCGCCGAGATATGGCGCATCTTCAAGCGCCCAGAGTTCTCCCTTCTTAGGCCCGTCGACAAGCACGATGTTGTCGGGCAGCCAGTCACGAAAGCGCGCCGGCGGGCGCGGCCTGATCGCCTCCGCCAGTGCTACGCCGGCCAGGCGGAGCGCCCCCGGATGGCCAGGCCCGACATGGATGCTCAAATCTCTTCGTCCTCGAGCACGTCGTCATGCTCGGCAGCTTTCTCGACGATGGCGCCGAGCCGATCGGCGATTTCGGTGTTCAACTCGAAAGCGATGCTCCGCAACAGCACGCGCAGGCCATGAGCGCCTTCTCGCGAAACTGCCAAAGCCATGTCGTCGGCTTTGTTCTGCAGGCGGGCGATGCTCGACTGGATCTCCCGGCCGCAGACCGTCAGGGCTTCACGCATCCGGTCGGCGCGGACCAGCTGGCCGATATGCTCCTGCCGACGCAGCTTCTCGCGTCCGACTTTGAGCCAGGCTTCTTGCCGAAGCGCTTCGTCGCGCGACGTGCTGGAGTTGGCCGACGGAGCTGACGGCGCGTCCTTGCGAGCTGCCGCAATCTTCTCGGAGCTAGCGAACTCGCCGCGGTAGTAGTCGTAATGCGCCAGCGAAAACCGCATGATCCGGTCGCGAGCGTCGCGCTCGACCGGAAGGTCATGCTCCTCGACCAGTCGCCGCACCAGTTTGGTGACGGCCTGCTTTGTAACGCCGTCGCGCGCCGCGATCTCGGCGGGCGTCGCCATCACGGTTTCTTCAGACGGCATCCAGACAACTTCCTTCGAGCCGCTGACAACCCTGACAACCCAACTTTTTCGATGGTGCGACTGGCAGAAATCCAGGGGCCGGTCTGCCCGTCCTAGGTCGAGGAGTGGGATACGGTCCCTATACCTTGGGAGGCGGCGCGGCTGCCTTGCCCGGTCAGTCGAAGAAGCCGGGGAGCATGAAGCTGATCTCGTGCATGACCCTCGGCGGCAGCTCGCGGTTGGCGAAGGCCGTGAACGCTTGCGCCGTGTCGCCCTTGACCATCTCGGCGGGAATGATGACACCCGAGTCCACGAAGGATACCGGCCTGCCCCACCTGGTCGAGGAGCGGTCCGGCGCGTAGACGTGGCCGCCCAAGCGCTTGGCGGTGACGCGATTTGGAAACCGGCCTGCCTTGCTGAAATCTCCGGCAAACAGCCGGCGCGTGCCGAAAGGCGAAGCGGTCACGCCTGCCCGCGTCTCGCGCGGCTTGAAGTATTTGAGCGAGATGTCGCCGCCCTGCGTGCGCATGACGTAGGCGAGCTCGCCATAGTTGGCCCGCTCGGCCTTGATCGCCCTGCGGATCGTCCGGTACGGCAGGCCCGTCTGGTTCGCGAGCGTCCGCGTCAGCTTGGTGCGCAACCGATCGCCGACATGATTTACGGCTCGCGCCAGCACCAAGCTGCGCTGCATCTGGCTCAAGCGGCCCAGCGCGTTGTCCAGCCGCTTGAGACCAGACAGATCGGCCCACCTGATCGTCAGCAGGCCGTTCACGCTCGCACTCCGAAAATGAAAAGCCCCGGTCGCGAGGAGCGCCGGGGCGAGTTCTTTCTTACCGTGATCAGGTCTATGTCAAGTTTCTGCCGCGCGTCAACGGACGGAGGCAGTTTTTTTCGCGCGCTGGTCAGCCGTGCTCTCGGCGAGCCAAATACCCGGTCTGTCCTCTTCAAGCCAGGGCGTCATCGTGCGATCGGAAGACACCAGCCGATGCGCGATCAGCTGCGGGCCGAGCTCGGCCTCGAGCCTGCGCAGCGCCGCGACCCAGATCTGGTAGTCGAGCCGGCCCATGATGTCGCCGCTCGGATCGGTCGCGAACTCGTACTTTCGGTAAGCGCCCTTCGCCGGCCGCTTGAGGCGCTCGTCATAGCCATGCACCTCGATGTCGTAGGCCTGGCCGTTGTCGTCGATGACGTGCTTCATGACGAACCAGGCCGGCTTGCCGCCGCGCTCCGCCAGCCGAACCCTGGCAGGCTTCGCGGTCCAGTCCGGCTCCCGCCCGAGGATCGCGGTTCCGACGACCAGGCTGACAACGCCTTCGCCCCGCTGCGCTTGCGAGCGGGCGCTATAGCGCTCAACCGCCCGCGCAACGTACAGCTCGGCCAAACCGTGCGTATCCGGCCAATCGGCCAAGCCATTCCAGCCCTGCGGTTTGATGACCTCGCAAGCGGCCAGCGCGGCCACCGCCCGGCCAACGGTCACCGCATCCTCATGCGGCTCGCCCTGCTCGATCCAGAAATTGTCATAGTCTTTGCGGCCGGCGTCTATCAGCGCGCCAAGCTCGCCAAAGCTGGTGATCTTGCCCCATGAGGAAGCCTGCAACATGCGCCAGGCCGAATGCGGATTTTCCAGACCTTCCACGCCACCGCCCTTCGGCAGCTCATGGACGAAGGCCCAGGTCAACAGCTCTTCTATGTTCACCGTCTTCATGTGCTTTCACTCCTTCGTCCCAATTTTTCTCTTATCGACCCAACTCGCTGCTCTTCGTCCCAAATCGAAAAAACATGAAGGCGAACAAAGTCAGCCGGATAAGCGGGATGCCGGGATGGAAGGGGCGCAAGGGACGATGAAATCCGCGCCATACATGAAACACCCGCCATCCCTCTTTGCCCTTTGTTTGATCTCATTCGCGCACGGGCAAATCGAGAAAAATCGACCCCAGCGTCCCTTGCTTCCTAACCTGGTGCTTTCCCAAACCCTTTCAGTCCGGCTCCCTTCCCCAACTCGCAATCTACCGTCCCTCGCGGCCTTGGCGCCAAAGTGGGGAAAGGGTCAGCCCTCAAAGCCGTATGCCTCCGGCGAAGGGCCTGGATCGCGGCCGGGCGGCCGCACGAACTCGTCCTTGACCTTGATGCCTCGGTAAATCGTCGTGCCGCTTTTCGCCTTCCAGAAGCGCTTCATTGCGCCCTCAGACGATCGCCATGTCAGCCGCGTGTAATCGGGAAGCTTGCGCGAGAAGGTCGACGACTTGAACTCCGCCGCACCCTCGCGGGCTGCCCAGTTGGCATAGCCGAGGTGCAGGTCACCGGGCGAAGTCTCGTCATCCTCCTTGCCGGTCACGATGCAGGCGTTGCGCAGGAAGGCGCCGATCGGATCGCTCTCTTCCCGGTATTCGCGGGTCGCGGCAAGCACGCTTTCCGGCGGTCGCAACCCATAGTTCAGGTAGTCGAGCGTTCCCCGCACCAGCCAGGCGAAGACGCCGTCGGCTTCGGCGCGCAGCTTCTTAGGCAGGTCCCGATCGATCCTGTCCTTCGAGATCTGGACTTCCCAAGGTACGAGATAGACGCGGCGCCAGATGCCGTCGGAAGTGTCATCGATGCGCGGCTTGTGGTTGCCCGAAAGCAGGATCTTGAACTGCGGCAGCACTTCGAAGAAATCCTGGTGCAGCCGCCGCACCGCGATCTTCTCGCCGCCGGTCAGCGTCTTGATCAGCGCGTCCTTCAGCTTCACGCCCATTTCGGGTTCCGATGCCGCGACCAGCCGCGCCCCAAGCAGGCGCGCGAGATCCGGCGTCGCCTCATTGCCCCCTCGCCTGGTATCGCCGGCGAAACTGTCGATCGACAGCGTCACCGCAAAGTCGCCGAAGATCGAGCAGAGCAGGTCGACGAAGGTCGACTTGCCGTTCGAACCGGCGCCGTAGAAGAAGACCAGGCATTGCTCGACGGTGAGGCCGAGAAGGCAATAGCCGGCAAAGCGTTGCAGGAAGCCCCTAATCTCCGGATCGGGCTGCACTTCCTTCAGGAAGGCGTCGAACACCGGCGCCGCGGCACCCGGCCGATACTCGGCTTCGCCGCTCTTCGAGATCAGGTCGACCGGGTTGTGAAGGTCGAGGCGCGGTTGCCATTCATAGACGGGATCCTGCGGGTCGGATTCCTCGTGCTCCATCCGCACGAAGCGAAGCGTGCCGGAGCGGCAGTTGAAGGCATAGATGTCCTTGTTAAGGTCGCCCACTATCCTCGCGACATGCGGCAGCGCCTCCTTCATCATGTTGTCCAGCTTCGATGAACCGGCCGAGCTTTTCGCATGACGATGCCGTGACGATTTCCTGGCATTGGCGCTCTTCTGCGCCTCGCTGGCCGCGTCGATGATCTCTTCCAGTTCCATCAGCCGGCCGAGCCTTTCGGCGTCCCAGTCCTTCCTTGGCGGTCCCAAGCGCTTGCGCTCCAGGCGGGCGTTCCGGCCGGCCTCCAGGGCCCTTTCTTCATCTTCGGTCGCGGTCAGCAGCGCGGCCTCGGCCGAGATCAATTCCGCGGTTTTCTGCGCCAGGGGCCGAACCACCGAACCGTCTTCATCCTCTTTCCAACGCGTGCCGTCGAAGCCATGCCAGCCGACGCGCGCCACATGCAGCACGCGCGAGCCGTAGCGGATCAGGAAACGCCGGCCGTTCCCGATATCCGTCTCGGGCTCCGAGGCGCAGTCGCTCAGCACCGACTGCTCGTCGGGCTGTTCGGGAAGCTGCCGCCGCGTTTCACCCGCGCCAGGCAAGGGGGATCGGGGCTCATTGGCATAGGCGGCCGCCTGGCGCTGAGCTTCCTCGAGCACGGCGGCCACCTGGTCCGGCATGGCGGGCTTCTTGCTGCTCACGCCACCCTCTTCGCGGCTTCGGCAGCCATGGAGGCGAAATCGCAGCCAGGCCGCGGCCAGACGATCGGGATCGCCCTTCCCGGCCGCGCATGCCGGGCACGGGCGCGCGCCATCGCCGCCGCGGTCACAACGCGCTCGGAGTCGCCATCGGCGAGCAGCACGAGCTCGGTGACCTGTTCGCCCACCCACATGGCGTCCTCGGGGTCCTGACCAGGTCGAGGAATCGGGCCGGCAATCATCACCGGTCGCGGCACGCCTTTCGAATCTGGCTTCTTCAATTCTGGATGGGCGAACCGCGAGGCGGGATCGGCCGGGCCGGCAAGATTGCCGAGATCGCCGGCGGCGAAATAGAACGTGTCCTCGCGCCAGCTCTCCCAACAGGCAAAGGCCGCGCCGTTCTCGATCCCCTCCCCGCCGACCCAGCGTGCCGCGGAAGGATCGCCGAAAAGCGGGATCAGCCCTCCCTTCTTCGAGCCGCGCATTTTCTTGGTCGGCAGGGGCTCGCCGGTCGCCGGATCGGTGAGCAGCGGCCGGAACTTCGGCGGCCGCGCCAGATCGATCCAGCTGATGTGGCAGCCGATCGCATCCAGGTCGGCTTTGAGGAAGGGCGCGACCATCGCCGGCCCAGAATGGAGCTCACTCGGCCGACCGCGCTCATCGCTGCCGTGCCAGTAGGCCAGCTCCGATGCGTAGCGCAGCCATTGCGAGGCGCCAATGCGCCCGCAGCCGCGTGCCTCGAGATATTCGGGGACCAGCCGCCCGAACCGGCCGACGCGTGCCGCGGCTTCGTAAATAGACCTGGCCTTTTGCCGTTCGCGCTCGCGATAGTCGACCCGCCGTTCGGCGCGTTCAGCCGCCCGAGCTTCATTCAGCCGCCGGCGTTCTTCGAGACGCCTGCGTCGAGCGTTCGCCGCGTCGGCATTTTCGGTTCCCGCCTGGCTAGGAACCGGTCGGTCGAGCAAAATGGAGCACGCCTCCAGCAAGGCCGCGCGACGATGCAGGTCGAGGCCTTCGCAGTGGGCAGCCATGCCGATGCCGTCATTTCCGCCGGCGCCACCGGCCCGGCAGTTCCATTTGTTCTTGGCGGTGTTGAACGCAAAGGTGTCCGTGCCGCCGCAATACGGGCAAGGCTGCGGGTGCTCGTGCCGGCGGCCGGTGAATTTCAGGCCGAGCCGTTTGGCGGCGGCGTCGATCGAGACGGCGCGCGCCTCCTCGACGAACTGTTCAATGACGAAGCCACCAGACTGCATGCTCAAAACAGCGGCTCCTGTTACTCTTTTCCGATCCCCTCGCCGCCACGCGAGAACGTGCCTTCCTCCGCGGCAAGCGCCCGCACCTGCCGGGTGGATAGCCCCAGCCGCGCCCGCACCTGCTCGAGGCTCTGGCCCATTTCGAACAGCAGCCGCACGCCCTCGGCCTGCATCGGCAAAGGGAGCTTGAACAGCGTCGCCGCGTCGATGCTGCCGGGTGTTCCGAAGATTGCTTTTGGAGTTCTAGCAAGCATCGCAGGTGCTCCCTGTTTCAGTGCTCGTCCCGTGAAACATCGCGCCGGTGTCATGCGGCGGCGGCAGGTAGAAGGCGCGGAAGGAAAGCTTCAGCCAGTCGCAGACGGCGATGACCTTGGGCGCCGAGACGCTCTGGCCGTTGCAGATGCGCGAAAGGTCGGAAGCGCTTACCCCGATGTGGCCGGCGCATGCCCGCCAGCCGCGGCCGTCTTCCTCGAGCTTCGCCCGCAAGAGCTTGCCCAATTCGCGATAGTCATAGGCAGCGAGCCTGACCATGCCTGGCCTCCTTTTTGAAAAACAGCGCCGGCTCCTCGCCGATCCAGGCGCAGAGCGCGAGGAACTGATCGGCGCCAGGATCGCGGCCGCGCGCGGCACGAAAGACAGCGTCGACCTCGACGTCGGCTTCCCTCGCAACACGCGTCGGCGACTTACCGCGATGAATGCGCCGGGCTTCGAGGAAGAGCGCAAAGAGCGTGAAATCGACCGATGTTTTCTGGCCTTCTCCGCCGTTTTCCGGTACTTTGATCGAGGAGGCGCGGCTCATCGCGGCGCCTCCTCGCCGCTGCCGGTCAGGGCTTGGGAGGATGCGGGACCGGCAAGGATCTCGGGACCGAAGAGGTCCGGCCGCTGCGCATGGCGCGAGATGCCGGTGGCGCGCTCGATGTCCAGCACGCGTTCGGCCGGCACCCGCTTCCAGGAATAGAAAGCCTGGTGGCGGATGCCCAGATGCGAGGCGAGCGCACCCAATCCGCCAACCTTGGCGGCTGCGATTCTGACGATTTCGATCATGGCCTAATGGTAGGTATTACCTACCTACTATGTCAACACGCAATTGCTTGCAAAAAAGTAAGCAATAATTACTATGCTGGCATGATCGCGACGATACGCACCGACTCGACGACACTCGGCCAGCGCCTGCGCCAAGCGCGCGAAGCTGCCGGCCTGACGCAGAACTACGTCGCCGATCACTTTGGCATCAAGCGCGTGTCGGTCACGCAATGGGAGGCGGACACCACCCGCCCCTCGATGGAGCGACTGCCCGAACTTGCCGCGCTGCTCAAGACCGATGTCGCCTGGCTGCTCGACGCCTCAGGCGCAGCACCTGTACCGATCGTGCGCGAGCCGAAGCCGAGAGCATCGCGCACGCCGATCATCCCCGGCGACGAGCTGGTCGGCGGCCGCGACCTGCCGATCTATGCCGCCGCCATGGGAGGCGAAGGCCACATGATCGTCACCTTCGAGGCGATCGACTGGGTAAAGCGCCCGGCGGTGCTGCAGAATGTCCGCGGCGGCTACGGCATCCTGGTGCGTGGGGAATCGATGATCCCGGCCTACTGGCCAGGCGACACCGCGCTGGTGAACCCGCATCTGCAGCCGGCGCGCGACTCCGATGCCGTGTTCTTCCACACGCCGCCCAAGGAGCGCGGCGACGAGGAAGCGATCATCAAGCGCCTGGTCGGCATGAACGACCGGGAGTGGACGTTGGAGCAGTACCGGCCGGCGAAGACATTCACCGAGAGTCGCGTCGACTGGCCCATCTGCCATCGGGTGGTGGGAAAGTACAACGCGCGATAACCGAGAGGAGTTTCGCAAAGCAATGATTTTCCCATTTAGCTGCTTTTGGGTTAGGGATTCTCTGGAGAACTTACCACTTCTTGATTCCTCTTCCCAAGTCACGCCGCCTTAACAGGAATGCCATGAATAGACGTTCAAGCGTAACACGCGATGATATAGATGATTGGTTCGCCGAGGAAGAAGCTTCCGATGTAAGCGATGTTTTCGGTGATATCACAGATCCTGCCGAGAAGTACGCAAAGAGCCAGCTTCGTGTAGTTCGTGAAACAAAAGACTATCAACTCGACTATCTAGCTCATGCACTTCGACCCGACAATGAGCTAATCGATACCGATCCCGCATATCAAAGACGCCTTCGCTGGAGTAATAAGAAAAGATCATTACTAATCGAGTCTCTTCTTCTCAATATTCCTATTCCGTCAGTATTTTTGTTTGAAACCGACTACAACCGTTATGAGGTCATCGATGGTCGCCAACGACTTGAGACTATAAATTCGTTTCTCGCAAACAATTTTGCGCTTACGGGCCTGGAATATTGGGCGGAGCTAAACCGAATGCGGTTCAACGACCTGCCGCTCGTGTTGCAAAGGGGGCTGCTGCGCCGCAGCATATCTGCGGTCGTTCTCCTCGCTGAAACTAAGGTCGTGGATGACGACGGACTGGATGTGCGGCGTGTGCTCTTCGACCGCTTGAACACCGGAGGTATCCGGCTAAACCCGCAAGAACTCAGAAACTCCTTATATCCGGGGCCATTGAACGCACTGTTAATCCGCCTTGCGCGCGCGGACGTTTTCACTCGGATTTGGGATATACCTCCTTACCGGCCGAACGAGGATCGTGAGCCTTCCGAGGCGCTGCTCAAGAATCCATTGTATGCATCTCTCGCTGACGCGGAACTCGTGCTTCGGTTCTATGCGCTTCGGGACGCAATTGAAAACGGTCGAAGCGGGTCGCTTCGGCGGATACTGGACAGATTCATGGCTAGGAATGCCGCGCTGGATAGCCGCGACCTTGCTTACATGGAACAAGAATTTCTAGTCCTTTTAACCCGCCTTTCAAACACTTTTGAAGGGAGACCGTTCCGACTACCCAAAACTAACCGTCCGAGCAGGCCCCTATATGACGCAATGATGATAGCTCTAAGTAGATCTCCTGAACTCGACGTTGAAGGAAATAGCTCGAATATTCGTTCAAAGTTAAGTGACTTTCTCTCTGACAGGGACACCTACGATGTACTGGTTGGGCGCGGGAATACCGTGGAATCAATCCGCGATCGCGTGAGTGTGGCCGCAAGTATTCTTAGGGGCTAACCGATGCCGCATTCGCTGGACATTGTCCTGACTGACTTTAAAAATGATTTGGAGAGGGTTGACAGCCTGCTCAATCTCACCAAACTTTTCCGCGATTTCGGCGCCAGCGAGGCTCCATCCCCATCCGGCAATGACGAGCATTCAACCGATTCCTGCGGCAGGCAACCAGTGGCCATACCGGTTTGGGCTGAGGCTTTGGCTCTCCACACCGAATCAAAAGCTAGACGCACTGACCTGCCGATATTTTCGGGTTCACTTTTGCTTTATATTACCGGACGATTCGAGTATTGCATGAAGCAAGTTGTTGAGGCAATTGCCGACGATATCTCGAGCAGGACCGATAAATACGAGAACCTCCCGCAACAGATTCAGCGGTCACTCAAGTACAAGACCTTGGAGGTAGCCCAGAATCCTAAAAAGTTTGGCTATTCCGATGCCATGGCTGACTCCTTGCTTGAAAGTCTTGTGCTTAATAGTAGAGGGTCCTCACAGAGTTTTTCGATAAAGTCTGAAGTTTTATCTATTACAGGATCCAATATGCGGCCAGAATTGCTTCAGGAATTGCTAAAAACTCTGGGCTTAACAGATTTTTGGCGTGACGTTGGCAAGCAGGCTAGCGTAAAACTATTTCTGCAAAAGAGCGTCGACCAAGAAGCTTCAAGTGCAGCGCAGGCGAAATTGAGCGAGATTATGGAGGAACGCAATCAGATTGCCCATCCTACCTCAACTACAAGCTTCCCTGATGCAGACAAGGTATTGAAGTCATCGGAGTTTTTAAGAATTCTTGCGTCCAACGCCGTGGATATAGCAAAAGTTTATCTGACCGGCTATCAAGGGAGCATGGCTATTAGCGCTTAG